TGTTTAGCTTTTATTTCATTAGCCATTATACATTCTCCATTAGTTATTTCCGGGTGATTTTAGTTTTGTCTTTAATCCACGTACTAAAGACATCAGAAGGCATATCGAGCCCGGACTCGATACGCTCTCTGAATAAGGCAGTTAATGTCATCCAAGCCACATCAGATTTCTGTTGTGGTTCAAAGCCATTAGTCTGCGCAAGGTCCAACAATTGTTTCGCCTTGTTATCTTCTCCCTTTCCAAATGTTACAAAGATATTGTTTTTAATAATATCTCCTAAACCTTGGTCACGAAGCCATTGATAGCATTGTGCTCTTCTTGATTCATCTTTTGGAAGAGTACATCTATATTCTTTTTTAACAGATACTTTAGAACCATCAGCTAGTTTTATTTCTGATAGTCCTTGTTCTGCTAGTAATTCTGGAATGACGCGAGAGCTAATATCATCAGCCTCCGCTTTTTTATTTTTGAGCTGCTCTTCTAATTTTGCAATCTCATCCTCTTTTGTTTTTAACTTTACACATTCCTGTGCAATAGTTGTAACTTCAACATTGTCTAAAAGATCTGTAGAGTCTTTCAACATTTCTTCCCTAACATCAAAACTACCACTACCTGTAAACGTTTTCATTTTTATTTTTTGTTTTATCGCCATTGTTATCCTTTCTGATACATATCCACTTCTAATGGGTAGTATCTATATTCACGTTTATCCCACTTCAACATATTAAACTGCCCGTTAGTTACATCACTTACAACTGCAGTTGATATACCTATTATTACAGGATCTCCTACTGCAAGTAAATAATCTTCTTTACGAAAGTCTTGTAAATTTTTTTTCATCTTCAGCGTGTATGGTGCTGTAGAATAAATTGCCTGATCTCTATTAGGCAAACATATTACAAGGTATCCATAATCAGATGCACTTAATATATTTATGTTAGGTGCTGGTTGTTGAATCACATAAACAAATTTTTCTTTAGGATTGCTTTTATGAAACTCTAAAAAGCTTGCTAAAGAATCTGGCTTATATAATTCAAATATTTTATTTTTCATTTCTTAGTTCTTGACATCGTTTAGCATAGGGTATATATACTTGTCAACTAGAAAGTAGAAAAAAATTATGAAGTATAAATTTAAGACGAAGCCATATGCGCATCAGTTGTCTGCATTAGAAAAATCTTGGGACAAAGATGAGTATGCATATTTTATGGAGATGGGTACAGGTAAATCAAAAGTATTAGTAGATAATATTGCTGTGCTATATGATAAAGGTAAAATAAATGCGGCGCTAATTATAGCACCAAAAGGTGTATATAGAAACTGGTATTCTCAAGAAATACCAAATCATTTAGCTGGTCACATTGATCACAAAACGATACTATGGACTGCGACTACATCCAAAGCAAAGGATAAAGAGTATCAACAATTATTTAAATCTGATTTAGACCTTCACATCCTTATAATGAATGTAGAAGCATTCTCGACTAAAAAAGGTCTTGAGTTTGCCACAAAGTTTCTTAATTGCCATAAAACTATTATGGCCATTGATGAGTCTACTACTATTAAAACTCCTACAGCTAAAAGAACAAAAGCTATTCTTGCGCTTGGTGGTCTTGCAAAGTATAGGAGAATCCTAACTGGTTCACCAGTAACTAAATCACCACTAGATTTGTATACACAATGTGGTTTTTTAAATGAAGAATTACTTGGTTTTGGTTCTTATTATACATTTAGAAATAGATATGCGGTAATGAGAAATGCAAACTTTGGTGGACGTAGAGTACAATTAATTGCAGGTTATCAAAGACTCGATGAATTATCTAAAATATTAAAACCTTTTTCTGACAGAGTATTAAAAGAAAACTGCCTGGACCTACCAGAAAAAACATACATAGAGAGACAAGTAGAATTAACAGATGAACAAAAGAAAACATACGAGACTATGAAGTCCGCGGCCCTCGCTTCTCTAAAAGGGAAGATGGCAACCGCGCCTCACGTATTAACACAATTGATGCGTTTGCATCAGATTACGTGTGGTCATCTAAAGAATGACGATGATACTATTACAGAAATTAAAAACAATCGTATTGTTTCTTTATTAGAATTACTAGAAGAGACAGAAGGCAAAGCGATTATCTGGGCCAACTATGTGTATGACATTAATCAAATTGTAAAAGCTATTAGTAAAAAATATGGTGAAGACTCAATCGTACAATACTACGGAGCGATACCGGCAGAACAAAGACAAAAGAATATTGAAAAGTTTCAGGACCCTAATTCACCTGCAAGATTCTTTGTAGGTAATCCGCAGACCGGTGGCTATGGTATTACGTTAACTGCTGCTAATAATGTAATTTATTATTCTAATGGATATGACTTAGAAAAGAGACTGCAGTCAGAAGACAGAGCCCATAGAATAGGACAGAAGAAGGCGGTAACATACGTAGATCTTATAGCACCAAAAACTGTAGATGAAAAGATTAGAAAAGCTTTGCGTAAAAAGATAAATATAGCAACAGAAATAATGGGTGAAGAGTTAAGAGAATGGATTTAATTATTCTTAATGATGGTTTGTATAGTTTAGTACCTGTAACAAAAGCTTTGCTTGCAGATGTAAAACTATTTAATGATGTAGATTGTTTTAGTTTGTGTGATATTTTAAGATTGAAGTTAGCTACGTATCACGATGCACCTTTTAATTATCACGTGATGAATGATGGTAGTGGATATTTCTTTGGATGTATCTGTCGTTAAATATCTACGAGTCCTGTTTCTCTATTTAAATATTTATATTCTATTTTGTGTATATCAAAATCATTCATTAATTTTTTACAAATATCTGTGTGATCAAACTCACCACAAGAGTACACATCCATTTGCATTAATGCAGGTTTAGGTTCATCCCATATATGCATTGCTATGTGTGATGTTTCAATAATTGCAACAGCCGTAATACCTCTGTTACCAGGCATATTACAATACTTAACATAAGGACCCATAAACACTTTCATATTTATAGACTCGATAAACTCTTTCATCCAGTTTTGTAATTGTTCTTCGTCTGTTGGTGGTCGACTAGCTTCGGCGCGAATAATAAGATGCTTATGCACCAGAAGACTATTTTTCATTGCTAGATCTCTTCGTATTGAGTCTTGCCGGCGTCGTTACGAAATGCTCTTAATCTTTGCTTACGATTGCCATCTTTGTTGTAGGACACGTGCAACCATCCGGACTCCGGTGTGCCAGTGTAAAATTCTAAAATTGCTTGATCATAATCTAGGTTGTTAGTAACCCACTCAAATAATTCTTTATTATCTACTGAGTGACATTCGAAATCTGCCGCCTGGCCACGTGCGTGCTGCGATCGTTCTGAACTACCTATTGCTACACATAGTGCAGGTGATCTATAACCCGAGGATACGCTTACAACGCCCCATTCATCACGAGTTGGTTGTAAAATATTTTCACAAAGTAATTTTAAATTTTCTGTATGTTCGTCTGTTGGTGTATTATCAATACCTTTACGCTCCGCTGTCTGCGATTTAGTGAGCTCTCTTAAACTAAAGTTAGAACTTAATTTCACGTAAACATCCTTTCCAACACAAAGATTACTGCAGTTCCCGCTACAGTCAAAAGAACCCAATAGATTTTATCTATCTTACCGCCCAAATTTTCTACATCTTGGTGCACGTGTTTTAAGTTTTTCTTGACACCTGAAATGTGTCCATACAAAGATAAAATGTGTTCTCTTGTTGTTTTAGGTTCGAATGCCATTAGGTTAATCTCGTGTTGTTTCTGTTTCTTTGATTTCTTCTTACCACTTTTTCAGTGGGATCTAAATATATTTCTTCTGACATTGTCAGTCTAGTCACGGGATCTATATTTAGGTTGCCCTGTCCAATAAATCCTGTTGTGGCTGCCACTGGTGCACCAATTGGAGCAGTTTGTGTTACTGTTTCGCTTACCTGATCTACTAAATTAGGTATTATATTTGTTTTAAATGGGTTATCTATATTAGGAAATAGATCTGCATCTAAAGGCACAGCAGATAAAACTTCTTGTATTCTACCAATTACATCAGCAGCTTGTTCATAAGGGTTAGCCATTCCTAATCTTTCTGCGTTAATTGCAAATAATTCTTGTGTGTCTCTAGAAATAGTTAAAGGTCTAAAGATACCTTCGTTTAAAAAATTAAATGCTTTTCTTTCTCCTCTATCTACCATTATCTTAGATAAAGAATCTTCACTTGTTCCTAATACTTTAGCTGCATCTATGTCTTTGTATAATTCTCTGTTAATTAAATACAAAGCTCTGTTAGCATTTAAGTATGCATCTACTACATCTGCTGCATCACTAGGTCCACCTTTTAAACTTTGTCTAATAAATAAACCTCTAGCATCTCTAATACCATCTTTGTAATCTGTAATTTTATATCTAAAAGATTTTTCAGGATCTACTTTAACTCTTCTTAATCCAAGAATACCTAATGCTTCATTACCAAATTCATATTGATTTCCTCTACTATCAAAACTTCCTTTACTATCAATAGGAAACATAGATATACCTAATCTTTGTAATTGTTTCCAGTTAAGAGGAGCTTGTGCTTCTGCTAAATGAAATATAGATTTTTTTAATTGAGTTCCAAGTGGGTCTATTCTTCTATCAGGATTGTATATTTGTTTACCATCCGCAGTTGTTCCACCTCTACCAAGTATAGGTGCCACATCTTGTAGTGCTTCTGTCCAAATAGATTCAGATATAAATGGTGCTCCTAATTCTTTTGTAGATTCTATTATACCTAAAACAAAGTCATCAATTATACCATCTTCATCAGCTCGTCCTTGGTTAACTTTATTTAACACAGTTGTAATAGGTCTTGTGACTGTGTCATATGCATTTAAGTGTGAAAAATCTACGTAAGACATTTTTCCGTCTTTGTCTTTAAATGGAATTAACGTAGAGTTTTTAGACCAACTAGGTACAAATCTTCTCATCGCTTGTATCTCATCGTCAGCTATGTTGTAGATTGCTTGCATAGATGCAATCAATCCTAATGGCAACGCAGATGTAACTGACGCCATACCTAATAATCTTTTGTATCCTCTACCTGCTAAAGGTTTAACTTCTACTCCATTAATTAAAGTTTTATAATTTATTTCTTTTAGAGCTGTGTCTACAATGTTTGCACTTGTTCTAATAATCTCGGCTGGAAACGCTACAAAGTTACCAACAGGTAGTTGTCTAATTAATTTAATTGAGTCTGATACATATGCATAGTTAGGTACATTATTCTTAACTAAATCGGCAGCTGTTCTTTTTAAATATTGATCATTAAATATTGTTTTAACACCATTAGGATCTATAAACTCTTGACCTAAACTTAAACCTGCATCTTCGTATGCAGTTTTTAATCTAGATTTTTCACCAAGATATGTAAATATTTTCCAGAAGTCATCCTCTGCCGTATATGCATCCTGTGCACCTTTTTTAATTTTATTTAATCTGTTTAATAATCTTTTAAGACCCCAGTCACTATTTAATTTATTAAGTGTGCCACCAAAATCTACGTCTTCTAATAATTTTCTTAAGTCTCCTAATTGCACCTGTGAGTTTACAACTCCAAGATCTAATAACTCTTGATAAAATTCGTTTGATTTTCTAGCACCAGGCACTGTAACCTGTAATGCGTTCCACGCTGCTTTAACATCTTTGGTATTACCAAAAGGTAGAATACCATTAGCAGCAGCAAACGCTGTCGCTGATAAAAAGTTTCTAGCGTGAGTAAATGGCGCAAGAATTGTTTTAGCCATTTGTGACATACCTTTAGGATATAGAATTAAATTATTATAAAGTTGTCTTGGTATGCTTTTGTTAGCATTAACTGTTTCCATAAAAGAATCAGCGTAAGGTTTTAAAGCTACTTTACCATTGATAGGATTTATAATTTGTTGAGCTTCATAGTCAGCTTTATTCATTATATCTTTAGTAATATCTTTGTCTTTTACAAAACCTTTACTATCAGTCCATTTATCTTTTTTAATATTAAAAGCTGCTTCTTTTTTAGGAGCGCCTGTTTCATCAAGAGCACCTATTAAACCCCAATCAGCATCTGTTCCTCCAGCTATTCTTATAGCTTGGCCTGTATCTTTAAATAAGAAAGGTACAGGTGGTTCTGCTCCTACTCTACCACCTCGGTCCCACTCATCCCAAGTACGGAACATACTATTATTTTTAGCAATAAGATTATCGTAAAATTCATTTTCTCTAACTTGTGCAGATAAATTTTCTACACCTTCAACAATACTATTCATCGGACTTCTTGATTTACCAAGTAATCTTTTAACAACTTGTTGAGACATACCTGTAAGTTCTGCAAGATTAGTTGATTCTGTTGCGCCTTCTTTGTAAGTAGCTGGATCTATAACATCTTGTACAGACTTTCTCATAAAATCTGGAGCTCGTAATCTTACAACTCCTGGTGCACCTACACCAAGTTTAAAACCTTTATCAATACTTGCACCAGTCCAAGTTTTATTTACTAAAGTTTCAGCAGCTTCATCAGATAAATTTATACCTTTTTGTTTAGCTATAAATTTAAAATCATCTATAGCTTGATTAATTATAGCTTTTGTTGGTGCATAATTTAAAGCTGTGGACCATTGTGTTTTATTATTTTTAAATACATCATAACCTCTATCAACTACATCGTTGATATATTTAGGTAACATTTCTTCAAATGTTTCTAATGACTCTGGAGTAAATCTTCTACCCATAGAGGTAAAGAGTTCTCCAAGTTTGCCTCTAAAACTTACAAACGATCCAAGTAAATCTTTAATATCTTCTTCATCTGCTTTGTATGTATCTTTTAAAATTCCTCTTAATTTATTAACTTTAGCTTCGTCCATTCTATCTATTTGGACATCATAAAGTTGTTTACCTGTTTTAGTGTTAACAGTATCTAGTTTCGTAGGATCTAGTTTATTTGGAAGTTCCGCGGTTTTTGGTAATGGACTACCATATTCTAAATCTTTTAATACACCTCTACCAGATTCAAAGGGTCTACCTGTTGTAGTATCTTCTGCAATCTCATCTACAGAACCAAAGATAGGTTTAAGTTTACCATTCTTTGCAGAACCAGACAATAACACAGTATTAAGTTGTCTTAATAATCTATCTTTTACTGTTTGATCAGCAATTTTATTAACGGCAGTTTTTTGATAACCTTTTACGATTTTGTTTGCAGCATTATCTAAATCTCTCATTTTAGTTTCTGCAAAACTTGTATCTTTAGATACCGCTCCTATTTTAGCTTGTTCAACATCAAAAGCCTCTGGTGATTTAATTCCATTCTTTCTAAACCAACTATCTAGTTTATCTATCCCTTTATCAAAACCAGCTTTAGCTTTATTCGATCCACGCACCTGTCTCATTTTTTTAAGTGTTACACCTGCGCCACCAATCGCACCTGTGAACGCAACACCTTCAATACCAAACTTTAATCTGTTTAATAGTTCTGCTCCTGGTCCTTCGTCTTCTCTATCAATCTCTGTAGGTCCACCTAAAAAATCTCCGAATGTACCAACCTCATCTACGTCAGCTACAAATACACCTTCTGCTGCACCACCTGCTACAGCTCCTTGGCCAAATCTTCTTAACTTTTCTTTACCTGTTAAATATTTACCAGCTTCTTTTGCTCTTAATGTTGCTTTGGTTAAACCTGATCCTATCTTAAATGCTATACCTCCAGGCACACCAATGTTAACAATTAGTTCTGCAATCTTACCAGCTCCGGTTGCGGCTGCTGCTTCATCAAATGGATTAATTTTATCAAAGAATGCTTCGACAGATTCTGCTCTGTCTTTGTCTATACCTAAATCTAAAAGCGTTGCACCCAAAGTTGCTGCACCTTCAAATATTTTAAATATACCTGAACCAACACCAGCTGCTATTGAAGTAGCTAGTCCGTAATCTTTTGGTTGGTTTTCATCGCCTACATATGTTGCCACAAGAACCTCCTATTAATATATTGGAACTGGTTTTCCGCCTCTTATAAAGAATGCTTTTTTAGTTTCTTCTTCTATTATAAATGTACCTTCGTCATCTTTTCCAATTTGTATTTCACCTTCAGCAATAGAACCTTTTGGAAATTTTTGTACATTAGATCCAGGATAATTACCTTTAATAACTTGTTCAATCATACCACTTGTTACGGTGCCACCTTTAGCTTGTTCTAATATCTGTGCACCGATAGAACCTTTAGCTATGCTGCCTTTATATTTTGCAACTTCTTTTAAATTTTCTATTTGTTCTTTAGATCTCTTACCTGCAACGTAATCGTTAATTGCGAGAGCTGCAGCTGTTTCGTTAATTTTTTCTAGTCTGCCTTTACCAGCTTGTGATTCTGCACCTAGATATGTTTGGAATTTTTCTTGTGTAGTAGAGCCAGGTGCTGCTGCAAATCTTAATAACATATCACCAATGTCTTGACTTCTTGCTTTGTCACCACCTAATAGTTCTCTAAACAATTCTTTGTTTTCGTTTATTAAATCTTTTGGATCTACTGTTGGTTCTTCTGTTGGTGGTGGTATATCAGGTACTTCATCGGGATCTTGAAACATTTCTTTAGATGTTTTTAATTTATTTTCAGGATCTCTAAATTTATTAAATTCCTTAATTTTTCTATCTTGCTCAGCTTGTTTTTTAGCTATAAAATCAGCTTTACCTTGTTCACTTGCCTTGTATCCTTCAACACGTTTAATTTCTGAATCTTCAAATGTTCCAGTACCAAATTCTGTGCCTTGTATACTTTCAAGATTATCTCGTTCTTTTTTTAAATCTTCCTCATATGCTTTATCAAAATCTTGCATTGATTGGAATTCAGGAACATATGCGTCTGCTTCTTCTTTTTGTTCAAAATAGTCTTGACCTTTAAATTTAGGAGTATTGGTGCTCATAGGTGTAATATTTAAAGGTTTTAAAGAAGTATTTATATCTTTACCTAAAACTAAATCACCGCCATTATCAAATCCTACTCTACCTCCAGTATTATAACTTGGGGCATCAAACAATCCAGACGTAATACCCGTGCCACGGCTATCTATTACTTGTCCGCCTCTAAACATAGGTCGTCTTAATATTTTGCTCATTATCCAAATAATCCTAATTTACCAGCGATACCACCAATACCCGCTGCACCTGTTAAAAATTGTGTCATTGGACTAGGTGTTGGTGCTGTTGCTCCTATACCTACAGTTTGTGTAGGAAATGCTCCTGGTTGAATTTGTGCTAGTTGTTGACCAACTAAACCTAATTGTGTGAATGGTGCAAATTGTTGTTCTCTCGCTGCAATTTGATCTGCATCTCTTTGAGCTTGTGCTACAGCTTGTTGTTGTTGACCCAGCGCTGATTGATATTGTCCTAATCCCATTTCAGCTTGCAAGTCAGCTGCTCTTGCTGCTTGTGCTTGTTGGAATGCTTGATTTAAAAGTTGTGCTTGTAATTGTGTTCTTTGATCTGTTGCTGCTCTTGCTGCTTCTGCTGCAAGAACACCTTCTCGTCCACCACCATAAGCTCCAGCTTGTATAGCTCTATCTCTTTCAGCTGTTTGTGCTATTCCTCTTTGTCTGTCAAATTCTGATAATGTTGCATCAATTACTTCTTGTTGATATGGCGACATATAAGATGCAATTGATCCTGCCGTAGGAGGTCCTACTTGACCACTAGCATCTAAGCCTGTTCCAAGTAAACTTGTTAAACCTGCAGCTCTATCTACAACATCTTTTTGTAATTGTGTTTGACCCTCTACTGTAGGTTTAAATAAAGATGTATCAATACCTTTAAATACTTGTTCTGTTGTACCATCAGGTTTAGTAATGGTTTGCATTCTTGATGCAGGTATTGCACCCCCACCTAATTTATCTATAGATTTTAAAAAGGCTGTAAGCGAACCTTCTAGTATCGGCGCTGGTTTTGTTATTGTAGTTGTTTCTGCCATTATGCTCTAGCCTCCAAATCGTTCATTACTTTATACATTCTCTTAGCACCTTCATTAACACTGCCACCACCTGCTGCTCTAACTGCATCAGCAGTCATTACAAATTCGTTTTTAGAAAGTCTTGCAGGTACATCATCTGCTTTTTCTTTTTTACCTATTGGTACAAATCCTCCACCTCTTAAATCCATTTCTTTACCACCAAGATTCATTAATCCACCTTCTTCAGCTTTTACTCTACCACCCATTTTCATACCTGCTTTAATCATTCTTTTAAAATCTTGAAAAGACATTGGTTTTGCATCTGGTCTTTGTTCCATTAAATCAAATACATATTTATTATATTCTTCTAATAACATAGGATCTTCTTTAGCAGCCATCATAATTCCTTCTTTACCTTCTTCTTGTATGTCTTCACTAACACCTTCGATAGCTTCATCTATACCACCAAATTTAAACCCTACTCTACCACCTTTAGCTCTTCTTTCGCCAAAGTTTTCTGTATATTGCTCTTGTGTTATCATCATTGTTCCACCATTAGGTGTTTCAATTACAAATATGTCATCGTCACCTTGAAAGCCTGATCCCAGTATTTTTGGTTGTGTTCCATCTTCATTATATTGATCTATCATAAATTCTTGAGCATCAAATTTAAAAGGTCTGTCTTCTGCGTCTTCCATACCCGCACGCCCTAGCATTTCACTTCCTAATAATGCACTTAATCCTTCTGCTGTAGGTCCACCTACATTAAATCCTACTCTACCACCAGCTCTGTACCCTGCTGATGAAACTGTACTTTCTATTTCCTCATCACTAAAGTATCCGTAAGCTCTCATTGCGTTTCTAATTGCATCACCTCTAAGTCCAGCGTCTGCTAATCCTTCTGCCTCTGCTAACGCAGCATCTATGGCTGCTTGTTTTTCTAATTGTCTTGCTTCTGCTTGCATTAAATCACCAGTAGCTTGTGCTGCTGGAGCTGCTGCTATTTTTAATCCTTCTTTACTTAATAATTTTGCAGTTGTTCCACCACCTTCTCCAACTTTTAAAAAATCTGATCCTTTACCTAAAAAGTCTAATCCAATATTTTTAGCTTTTGCTAAACCAGTTACTCCTGCCTCACCACCAGGCACTACTTGGCTAAAAGACACCGGTCCTTTAAAAGGTGCGCTTGTTACAGCTGGAGTTAAATCAGCTGTAAGACCACCTGACGGAATCATACCACTTCCTAAATTTGCACCTTCACTTAATTTTGCATACTCACTAGCTGTGATAGCTTTACCATCTGCACCAGTTCCCACAATTCGCGATCCAGCAATAGTGTCAGAACCACCAGGTACAGTCATAGCACCTGACAACGCTCCGAGTCCCGCTGATAATAAATTAATATCACCTTCGTTACCCTCTTGTGAAAGTTGTGCACCAATATTCATAAGACCAGAAGTTAAAGCTCTTCGACCCATTGTACTTCCAATAAAACTTTGCATACCCGCTGGTCCAAATACTGGAGCGAACGCAGCTAGATATGGTAATGCTGGTTTGATTTCATTAGGTATTACTTTATCTAATACTTTCGATACTGGTTTGAATATTTTTTTAAAAAATCCCATAGTTTCTCTTTATGTTGTCAATATTGAAGCAAGTTCGCAAAGCTTGTAAAAAGGCGAGTGTATAACAATTTACTAGGTTTTTCCACATTCGTCAACGATCTATAAGTTAGTTTTACTACCTAAAGGTAGACCCTGAATCTTAACGTGTACGCTTCTAGATATATCATCCTGAGTAGTATCAGTTATTGGGCTATTTACGTCCTGTTGAGCCTCTTCATCTGATAGGTATTCTTTATTAGTTTTAAGGTTTTTAAGTGTTACCTCTACCCTTGGTTTATACACTTTTACTGTTTTTCCGTCTATTATTTGATCTTCAAATTTTTCTTCTTGTTCTACAAATGGCATTATCTATCCTCCCTGTTTATTTCTAATACTGATGCAATAACATCTACATTACCACTACTAGCTTGCACCTTTAATATCTCACTTTCTTTCATAATTAAAGGCTCACTCAATACTTGTTCTTTTTGATTAGCCGTTAAATTAACGTCATTATCTACGACAAAACTAGCTGCAGCTGCATCTACTAAAGTTACTTTAACAACCGCTGTGCTGCCAGCGTCCTCTGCTACATTTAAAGATTTTACGATAGCTCTAGAGTTTGATGGCACTGTGTATAGTGTTGTTAAATCTGTAGTTGTTAAACTTGTTTTTTCGTTTTTATATATATTTGCCATTAACCTAATCCTAACCAAGTAAATCGTTCTTGGTCTTCTTTTTGCTGTGTTAAGTATGTAGAGTTTAATTGTTCTATTAATATAGACAATGCTCTGTTAATTTGTCTTTGATTATCTTCACTATATTCTTTTTTAGGTTCTGGTAATCTTACAACTATCTTTGCCATTAGCCTCTCCTTCCATCTGGTTGTAGGTCTACTTGAAACGTACCAAATCTCCACGATTCACCGGCCCCTGTATTTTCTATTTTAATATTTGCATAACGACCTCTTGCTCTAGTGTCAACTTTAGTTGTGCTAGATGTAATTGTAAAAGGACTTAATGTGGTTGCAGAACTTGGATCTGCAGGAAAATCTTTAACAGATATAGTTATTTGATTATTACCAGTTAACACTTTAAAATTGGGTAAAAATCTACGCATAGCTAAAAACACTTCACTTTGATCTTTTTGTAAAGAAAAACTAAAAGACTCTATAAAAGAAGTTAAAGTTGTTGTACTTCCATTAGGATTAATTTGATCTGTTCCTATTTCGTGTTCGAATAAAACAGTTTGTCCTAAACCAGTTTCACCCTGAATAACAGGAAATGTTCCTGTATTAGAACTATTAAATGCTGTAGCGTATGGTTTTGGGTATACTAATGAGTCTATCCAGGTTGTTCTAATTGAATTTGTATTTGTGCCTGTATACCAATTACCCATTGGTAAACCTGCATTATCTTGTCCATAATTGTAAACTACATATCTGTCATTAAAAGTAGAGTTAGCTCTAGGATACCACCAAACCACTTCTGTAAATAGGTTATTAATACCTGCACAAACTTGTTGTCCTTTTGTTGTATCAATATCATCATAAACAAAATCTTCAACAGAACAAGGTAAAGTATTAACCGTACCATCAAATGAGAAGAAACCATTATTACCCATCCAATATGCAACACCATCAATTTCAATTGCTGAGTTCTTACCAATGAGTCCACAGTTTGTACCAACTTGTTCAAAACCAAATGTAAATGGTGCACCAACAAATTTCATTGCATACAATGCATTGTCAGTCCACACTAGAATGTTTTCTTTTGCAACGAGTGCACCCATAATTTTTGTGCCATCTTGGAGTCTTTGTGTACCTGCAGTGTTAGTTGCTTCAGGTGTATAGTTATTTATATCTTCATCAACAGAAAATCTTATAAGCATATCATCTTGTGTTGTAGGTGTGCCTATTGTTACTTCTGTTCCAAAATGAATTAAGTGACGTGTTGTTGGTGATATCAAAGTAACTCGAGTTGCAGTTGGATTGTTTGTTGTTGCAAATCCAGATGTTGATGTTGAAGCTCTAACTCCTGTTGGATTAGCAGCTCCTGCATTCCAAGTAAATGTTTTACCGTTTGCAATTGTTGCAACTAATACTTCACCGAAATTACTTAAAGACCAAAGACCTGGTTCAAGAGTTACAGTTGATGCCTGAACTGCGCTACCAAAACCTGAAAATAAAGTTGCATTTTGAACTGTTGAATTTGTTGAATGTGCTTGTCCATTAGATGTACCAAAAGTTGCTGTTCCGTTTGTACCTCTAGTGATTCCTAAAAATTGTGTAGAACTTTTTGATGTATATGTAATTAATTCGCTACCTACTAAAATTGTGCCTGCAGTGTCAAAACCAGTAGTTGAGTCTACCGTAACCGCGGTCCCCGATCCACCTGTACCAGCGGTGTCAGCGTTCAACGATCCATCTAACTCTGTTTGTGCAACACCGGTAATTGTTCCTCCATAGTTTCCAATACCAAAACCATAACCATAGGATTGTGCAGCCGGACCTACTACTTCATAAGGAGTAATTGTAACTGATCCACCACTAGATGCAGAACCTGCAGTGGCTGCTTGTATAGTTAAAGTTGTAGAAGATGGCACTGATAAAACTTGAAAGTTTATATCATTAAAAGTTGCTGTGGTTACGCCTGTTGTACCACCTGGTAAAGTTGTTGCACTTAATCTAATTATATCTCCAACAGCGATTCCGTGATCTGAAGATGTTGTGAGCGTTACAGTCGTTGTTCCATTAAAAGTAAAAGTTGCACCTGTAATAGCAGTTGCAAGAGGTGTTATGTCAAATAGTTGACCTTCAAAATATAAAAGTAAAAATTTATCTGTACCAATAGCAACATATCTGTTGCCATCTGTATCAACAAAGGCGTGTTGTTTTCTAGCTACACCTACGATTGTATCTGTTAAAAGAGATTGCCAACCACCCACTTTTTCTGGCAGGCCATATCTAAATCTTACATTATCTGAATCTACCCAACGGCCTTCTGCTCCAACTGAAGTATCTTGTTTATCGATTCCAGGAGCAAACTTAATTTTAGTAAGCATCTATTACTCCTATGATGTTTGGTTGTATACGTATTGCCAACCTTTATCAGCGTTTGTGTATCTTAATTTAATCGATTGATTATTTGTAGCTAAATCTAAATTTGAATTAGCACCTCTAATATTTTTAGTTCCAGGAGCCACTATTACTTTATTAGTTCCAAAACCTCCTGATGCCGATACATCCATAATACTAACCTCATCACCCATAGTTGGTGATGCTGGTAGTGTGATTGTAACCTGAGCTGCTTGTGTATCAATTAATAAGTTATCACCCGCCACTGCAGTATATGCAGTAATAGAACTAGATGTGATTGCAAAGTTACCTTTTTGTAAAATATCTAATCGTGCATCTGTACCATTAGAATGAATTAACATTGTTGATCCTACAGGGACAGCTATTGGACTTGAGGATCCAGCTGTTTTAATACTTAATGTATATTTGTTAGATGTAGTTCTATCTGTTGCATCTTGTATTATATAGACTCTAGTAGCAGTACCACCAGTTGTTGATGCAGGAATGATTAAACTATTATTACCGGCCATTGTACCAGTAAGTTTTAAATATAAATTTTTACCATTTGATGTAGCTCCATCTGATAAAAGTAAAGTAACATCTGATCCAGATGTCATTGGTACATCAACTACACCTGTTGCTGATTGTTGTAATATTTGTAAATTAGTATTTGTAATGCTTCCCCATAGACCAGCTTTTTCACCGGTTGCTACAAGTTCTAATGCTAAATCTGTTGAAAATGTTGATGCCATATATTATCCGTAAGGTTTAATTGGTGTCCAAACCATTGTTGCTCCTGGTACAATTTCGTTCCAAGTAATAATACCAGGTTCTCCTGTTCTTAATGTTAATGGAGTCGCTGGTGCTGATATACTCGCAGTTCCAACAATTGTAACAGATCCACTACGTATAATCAAGTTGTTTCCAGATGCCGTAATATTTGCATCTGCAGTAACTGTAACGTTCCCTGTTCCTAAAACTAGTGGTGTTTTAGGTGCTTCAAGATTTGCTGTACCAACTATTGTTACTGTTCCAATACCAAGTGTTAATTGATTGCCATCAGGAACTTCTGTAACTGCATCTGCTGCAACAGATACTGGTCCTATACTTAAAGTTAAGTTGTTACCATTGATAGCAATGGTTACTTGATTGTCTGCAGCTACCTGCGATATGGGAAATTGTGATATTGCATCAAAACCTAAATTCATAAATAATCCTTAAAAGGAGGCAGTAGGTATGTGGTGGTGTACTGCCCCCATCTAAGAATTATATCACTTTTTAAACCAGGCTGGAAGTCCTAAATGCGGTCTTCTATCATTTACATTTTTATCCGCATCTTTAGATTTTTGGTCGTTATAGTGTAGAAATACTTGGGCACAGTTATCGCCTTGAAACTCTTCTCTCCAATGCTCTAATTCCATACCTCTATAAACTAACATATCTCCAGGTTTTAGATTAACTAAAATACCTTTGTTATTACTTTTTACAGTAATCTTTTTACCATCCGGTATACCTACATTTTTCTTTGGCTCTAAATGTATTGGCCAAGGATCACCACCTAGATTTAATGTAGTAGATATTTCACAACTAAATCTATCTTTGTGTCTATGTAATATATCACCTGGTTTATATATTCTTGCATAAGAATATGTAGGATATAATTTTAGTCCTGTTTTCTTTTCCATAATAGGTAAAGTTCTTATAAGCAAAGTTTCCATAGCTATATCTGCATAGTGAGAATATGTATTTGGAACTTGTGAATCATTCCATACACCAAACTCTTCTGTAAATTGAGATATATATCTTTGATCGAATAAAGTTCTAGCAACAGTTCTTTTAAGTAAAAAATAATTATAACAAAATTCTGCTATATCTTTAGGTACAGCTTCTTTAATAACTATATATTTATTTTTTTTGAAGCTCATCTTTTTGACTCCTTTCTTTTGATATTGCTGTTTCAACAACTTTTATATTCCAATGTATAAATCTAAAAGGTTCTAATCCTGGATCAACTGCGTATTCGTGTGGAACATAGCCTGGAAAAATAATCATTGTTCCTGGTTTAGGTTTGTAATTTACCATACTTGTACCCATTGATATTTGTGCTTGATCTTTTAATGGTAGCTTTGTCATTATAGACCCAGGTCTTGGATCGTGAAAAATAGGATAAGATGTTTTTTCGCTACACTTTAAAAAGTAAAATCCTGACACGTGTTGATTCCAATGTGCGTGGGTTGAATGGTGTCCTCCACCTTTTTCACTAAACTCTTGAACCCAAAATTCTGTAAAGTGTAAACTATGATTTTGTAAATTAAAACCCGACCAATCTAAAAATTCATAAGATCGTTGTCCTATAAATTGAACTAAATCTTTTACTTTAGGATCATTTGAAAAACTTTCGCTATGTTTAGATAAACCAAATGTTCCTATATTTTTTTTCCATTGTGGTTCTTTTTTTAAATTGTCTTTAAGAAGCTTGTCAGCTTTTTTAATATATTTATCTGTTACCTTAATTGCATTTTTTAAAAACATTGGTGCTTCTGCAGTCCACACCGGTGTCTGAAAATAAAACGCAGATTTAAAATCTACGTGTCCTTTTGGTTTTTGTGATGTACCACTGCCACCTTGTTTTATATCATTCATATTATTTAAATGGATAACCTAGATTCCATATCACTAGACTATTCCTCTCTCCTTTAGTTACGGGTTTAACTCTATGCCATACAAATGAAGGGAATACAACCAAAGAGCCTTTTGGTAATATTTCTGTACAGGTTCTCATATTAGGTTTTTTATCAGGGTCTTCATTCCTAAAGTCAAACTCTAACTCTCCACCTTTGTATTCTTTTGGATCTGTTAACGTTACGGTTACAGATAATTTTCTAATCTTTCCTTTTGTTGGACCTTCTTCCATATAAGGTTTATCCCAACTATCACAATGCCAATCATAATACTGACCTTTTTTATATATAGTAAATTGACAAGATTCAGAATAATCCCAATTAAAATTCCAACCTGCGCTCGCATTTGCTTTATGTACATAAGGCTGTATCTCTTTATAAATCCATCTATCGTTCATCCAAACAATATTTGAATCTCTTTTTTTTTGTAAATTTTTTATTTCATCTTTAGTAAGAGGTTGTTTATCTAAATTTCTATCTCTACCAAAGCCGCCTGTAATAGCCATAATCTCTCTTTCTTTTTCTGACTTACCATACTTAACAATAAGATCACATATTCTTGGTGGTATTGCAGATTCAAAATACCAATAGTAATTAGATATATTCATAGTTAATTGTTAAAATTATATTTAAGCCATTAGAAGTATTGGGTGAAAAAGAATACTTATTAGTAGCTGGAAACATTATAAAGTGATTATCTTGTATAGGTAAATGCCACGTTCTATTTTTTCTTCTGTTATCATCATATTCAATAATACATTCTGAAGATCCTTCTTTAACATCAACACCATAAATAAATGTATAATCTGGTGAGTTACGTAGATCAACAGGCTCAATTTGATTTCTTGTCCAAGACTTTTCTTTGGGATGCATAACATTACCGTGCATATTTTTTTGTACTAAAGTTCTATTGTAGTCCAATCTCCAATGATCTCTAATGTAATCTTGCATCCATTGTAAAGGTTGAGAAAAAGGTAAAACATAATCATCAAAAGCATAAGCTTGAGGATTGTTGTTAATTCTATTTTTCTTTACGTAAGATTCTATGATGTCGTTTCTTATTTTATCACGATCAATCTCAAAGCCTTTTGGCATTTGAATTTCACCTGTATAAAGATCAACTTCTGTTAATACTTTCTTTTGCATACCTATCTAGTATGTAATTAACTCCAATAATAATGTCAAGTGGATTATTTAGCTACTTTATCCCAAGCACCTGTAGATTCATTCCACTCATATTTATGAGTAGTTTGTTCTTCTTCAGATAACGCTGGTGCATCACCAATAGGGGATTGCCATCTAGCTTCTGATACATTTAAAGTCCAACTAGCAAAAGGTTTTTTAGGTAAGAACAAATCATTGTCCTCATCATAAGTATAACCTATGCCTGCGTAGTTACCTCTTAAAGGTGTTCCGCCATTTTTGTGTTGTCCGCCTTGTGTATTGTAAGATGTTTTTTTCCAAAGAGGCCAGCTATGGATTCTTTCTAAAAACTGTCTACCTACTTCTTCATCTTCAATGCCATCAGCGTTTTGACAATCAGCATCAGCTACAACGTGAACCGCTATAACTTTATTGTTTGCTCCTAGTTTTGCGTAATGTGCCATAATGTTCTCCTTATATATTATTTTTAATTATCATTCAACTATTGAAATTTATATCTTATTATTACTATTCCTGAACCGCCTGCTCCTCCAACTGATGGAGAACTTGCTCCACCTGAATTTTGACCTGCTCCACCACCTCCTGTATTAGCTGTCCCTGCAGCACCTGTGCCTGGATAAGGGTCAACTGCTGAAGCACCACCACCAGTACCTCCTGTTCCTGCTGAACCGGGATAACTAGGAGCTGGATCACCTGATCCTCCTCCTCCACCACCTCTTGATACTGGTGAACCTGTTATTGAACTAGCAACTCCGTTACCTCCATCTCCACCATAACCTGTTCCTGGGGAATCATTGCCTGCTGCACCTGCTCCACCACCGGCTCCACCACCTTCGGCTGATCCATTTTTGCTTGAAGAATGTCCACCTGGATTTCCTTGAGCGGGTGATACTGGAGGAGTATTACCTGCACCAAAATTTGCACCAGATTGTGGACCGCCTCCTGGTCCTGCTCCACCTCCACCTGAACCACCTGCTTTACCTGATCCTACTGGACCTGGGGCTTGATTACCACCACCTGCTCCGCCACCACCAGCTGATGATATTGTTGAAAAAACTGAAGCTGAACCACTATCTCCATCACCATTTGTTGCATAAGGATTAGCAGTTCCTCCTGCTCCTCCTGCTCCAACTGTAATTGGATAAGTTTGTACAGCTACTGGTAAAGCTGATACACAAGCTCCTAAAGGTGAAGCGGAATAAGATCCTGATGCAGCGCCTGATGATTCTCTATAACCACCAGCACCACCTCCGCCTCCACCCCATTCACCAACTGCTCCTGCACCACCACCTGCTACAACTAAATAATCTACTGTGTTTGATCCTGAAGAAGTGCCTGCATTTGAAACTGCAAAACAACTACTTGCAGTAAATGTATGAATTTTAAAATCTCCACAGGTAGTAATTGTTCCACCTGTTGCTGCAACAAATGATTGTCCTACAACAGTATCATCTGTTTGTATATTTAACCAACCTTGTGTGCCATCAACATAAACTAAAGTAATTGAATCTCCGTTTGTATTTAAAGTGGCATCCAAACATTCTGAAGCTATTTTTGATCCATTTCTTCCAACAGTTACATTGTTTGAAGAAAATGTGCTTGCGTAATCTTTTATTGACACTATGTCTCCAGCAGATGGAGAAGATGGTAATGTAACAGTTACCACTCCACTTGTAGTATTAACGAAGTAGCCTTTACCTGAAACAGATGTAAATGGTGATGTTTTAGCAGTTGTACACCAGTCCACTGTTCCTGTTCTACCAAATCCTGTTTGTGTAGCACCACAAGCCATTTGTATTGTTGTGCCTGACTTACCTAATGTAAGTGTGCTGCCTGTTCTGTTTTCTACTGTGTTTACTTTTATTTTACTCATAATTTACCTATTGAAATTTGTATCTTATTATTACTACTCCTGAACCTCCAGCTCCAGAACCAGCACAACTAGGTACACCAGATCCACCTCCACCACCACCTGTGTTTGCTGTTCCAGATCCACCTGCTGCTGAGTATGGTCTTGTCTGACCAGCACCACCACCACCAGATCCTCCACTTGGAGCTGGGAAACTTGGATAGTCATTTCCTCCTCCTCCGCCACCACCTCTAGCTGTTGGACTTCCATTGATAGAAGAAGTTAAACCATTACCACCCGGTCCACCTGCTCCTGGGGCAGGTGATCCATCAGAGCCAGCAGCTCCAGCACCTCCTCCACCAGCACCTGAAGCTGGACCATCTCCTCCTGGATTACCTTGAGGTGGACTTACAGGAGGAGTATTACCAGCAGCACCAGAAGGGTTATTTGCTTTTCCTCCACCACCTGATCCACCTGTGTCAGCAGCTGCTGAACCAGTTGCACCACCGCCACCAGCAGTAGACGTTATTGTAGAAAAAACGGAAGGATTTCCAACATTACCACCACCACCTGTTACACCAGCAGCACCAGCACCTATGGTAATTGGATATGCTTGAGCACTTACAGGCAAAGCTGAAGCTCCTAATGGAGCAGGACCAGCACAATAAGATCCTGAAGCTGTTCCGTTTGAAAATCTGTAACCTCCAGCACCACCTCCACCTCCAGCATCAGCACCACCTGAACCCCCACCAGCTATTACTAAATAATCAACCGTAGTAGATCCTGCAGGATTACCAACCGCAGAAACACAAAAAGTAGCAGTTGAATTAAATGTATGAATTTTAAAATCTCCTGATGTTGTTACCGTTCCTCCTGTTGCTTGTATATAAGATGCTCCCATTTGTGATGTTGCATCATCATTTATAAGTTGCCACCCTTTAGTTCCATCTACATAAATTAAAGTTGCAGAAAGGCCGTCAGTATTAAAAGTTGTGTTAGTACACGTACCACACAGTTTTGAACCGTTTCTACAAATTGTAACCGCATTGCAAGCAAAAGTTCTAGCATAATCTTTCAATGCCACAATATCACCTGCACTTGGTGACGACGGTAAAGTTACAGTAATTGTACCGCCAGTCGTATTAACAAAAAATCCGTCACCTGATACTGCTGTGAAAGGTGAAGTCTTGGCAGTCGTACACCAGTCAACTGTACCAGTTCTTCCAAAACCTGTCTGTGTTGCACCTGATGCAAGATTAACAGCACCACCACATCTACCTAATGTTACTGTTGCACCATCAACTACAATCGTTTGACCAGAACCTGATCCAACTGTCGTTGTTGTTCCACATTTTTTGATGATGTTAGAATCATCTGAAACTTTATTTATATTATCTACTTTAATTTTACTTGTCATAATTATTGAAATTTGTATCTTATTATTACTACTCCTGAACCTCCTACTCCACCTGCGCTAGAATTACCACCGCCACCACCGCCACCGCCTGTGTTAGCAGTTCCTGCTACGGCTCCTGAACCTGAATTTCCAGCACCTCCGCCACCTGTTCCACCTGCACCCTGATTAATTGAACCAGGAACATATCCACCTCCGCCGCCACCTGCGTAAGCTACTGGTGATGCTGTTATAGAAGTTGTTGCTCCTGCACCTCCTGCACCTGAAGCTGGATTAGAACCATTTGCTCCGACTGCTGTTGCTCCACCACCTCCAGCAGACGCTTGATCTGGTGATGGACTTCCACCTGTTCCACCATTACTTCCTTGTGGGGGACTAACTGGTGGTGTGTTTCCATTTCCACCTGCTTTACCTGCTGCGGCTCCACCTCCTCCACCACCACCTGAACCTCCAGAATTACCGGGTTGAACGTGTCTTCCACCACCTCCACCACCTGCAGAAGTTATTGTACTAAAAACTGAATTAGAACCATTATTACCATCATTACAACTACACGCTGGTGCTGCACCTCCAGCGCCTACTGATACAGGATAATCTTGTGCTGTAACAGTTAATCCTGAACCTGCATCTAAAGGGCTATCTGTATATGGGTCAGAAGATACTTTGCCTTCTCTAAAACCTCCTGCTCCACCTCCACCAGCAGAATTTGATGTTGAAAATCCACCTGAAGCTCCACCAGCAACAACGACATAAGAAGCTTGATCACCAACACCTGATGGTCCTACACTACAAACAGCAAAAGTTGCATTACCAGTAAATGTGTGAATTTTGTAATCTCCAGAAGTTGTAATAGTTCCTCCTGTTGCTACTATAAAACCTGGATTACCTGACACATTAGAAGTGGAATCCATAGTATTTTTCCAACCTCTAGTGCCGTCTACATAAATTAAAGTTACTGATTGACCGGATGTTTCTAAAAGTGTATTAGCGCAAACTCCATTAATTTTAGATCCGCCTCTACAAATAGTTACTGCATTTGTATTCCAAGTGTTAGCATAATCAGCAAATGCAACTATATCACCAGCAGATGGTGAGCTAGGTAATGTAACTGTTATAGCTCCGCCACTAGTATTAACAAAAAATCCATCGCCATTCACTGCTGTGAAAGGACTTGTTTTAGCAGTCGTACACCAATCTACAGTTCCTGTTCTACCAAAACCTGTTTGAGTTGCACCCGATCCTAAAGTTACAGCAGTTCCTGGACCTCCTAATGTAAGAGTGGAACCACTTTGTTTGACTACTTCATTTACTTCTATTTTACTCATTAAACTATTACCAACGTTCCTGTTACTGTTATTGTAGCAGGAATAGTAATCGGTCCTGCAAGAACTGCATTTTCTACAGTTTGAGTTCCATCAATCGTTGCCGCTTGATTTGGTATAAATTCATTCGGTGCTGTCTGACCTCCAATATATTGAATGCCATTTATTATTGCCGTCATTATTCCTCCTACGAACTAATTGTATCGATGTACGAAAGAACCACGTCTAAACTACTAGCTGTATCAGAGACTGCTTCTAATGTATCACCATTCGCTAAAACAATTTTTGCTCCGCCTTGAATTAATTCAATAGCAGAATTGGGTGGTATAACAACTCCTTTTGCAAGGAAGTAGTCAGCTCCGCCTTTAGCAATCTTAACATCAATTGCAATTGTTGATGTTAAAATATTACAACATCTAATACCAATTACTGCATCGTAGTCTCCACCTGCTAACAACGTAGTATCTGATGTTCCAATTGTTCTAACTAATACGTTTCTAAAATCTTGTGCCATATTTTTTCCTTATAATGCAACCGCCATTGCTAATGCAAAACCGTTGCTTGCTGCTCCTACTGGGTTACCTGAAGAATCTAAGTAAACCGTTTTTGCTGCAGGCATTGTACAAAATACATCTAATGTTCCGCCTGTAAAACTTATTTTAGATGTGTTACCTGAAGAGTTATTAATAACTGTTGTTCTCTCCAAAGTTGTTGAACCTGATAAAGTTCCTAAACCTATTTCAAACGTATTTGTGCCTTGTTCAAAAATACAATAGTAAGTCGTATTAGAAGTTCCAATACCACTATTAAAAGTTACATTACCTTGTCCAGCTGCTATACCCGCAAGTGTAATATTACCTGTGCCAGAAGTTGTACTGTTTTCTTTTACTCTATCATTTATAACCAAAGCCATTTATTCTCCTATTACGATGTTATACTAATAAGCGAATCTGTTCCAGCAGGTGAACCTGAACTTGTACTTGGGAACGTTATTGTAAATGTTCCGTTTGAACAAGATTTTGTTCCACCAAAATCTAAAACAACGACTAACTTATCTCCATCCGTATCATTGTATATAACTCCATAAGCTGCACCAAAAGTTGCTGATGTCCATTGCGTTTGTGCAAAAGTCAAAGTTGCAACATTAGTTTGGTTAGCAACAACAGGACTTCCTAATGTATTACCACCAGTTGTATATCCAGTTCCACTAACTTGGTTAGATACACTACTTTCATAAATTGTGCTTGATACGGCATAAGGTGCTCCTGACCCTGCACTGTACAGCGCTATTTTGATAGTGTCATTTATGAAATCGTGCGAGCCTTTTAACAATTCTTGTGCGAATGAGTAAGGTACTACGTTTGCCATTTTTGTTTTCTCCTATTTATTTTCCATAACTTGATGGTGGTTTGACGTTAAGTTGAGCCCGAACTTCACCATCTTGATATTCGTCTCTGCGTCTGTTCCCGATTTGCTCGAGAGCGTACGTTTCTAAAGCTTCATTATAAGCAGCTTGATAGTATTGTAACATATCCTGCGGTCCTTTCAAGTACCCAAATGTATTTACCAAGCAGGCATATAAAAGAAGATCTGAGTATTTGTTTGACAAGTATGTGCCAGAAGTATCAGTCGTAAGTGTTGCTGGCTCTTTGTCATAAGCTAGTGTAATTTCGTAAGTTCTGTCAGGTGTTGGAGCTACCACCCAAAATTCTTCATCCCAGTTTGCATAGTATTTTGGGATATCTACAGAGTTTGTTCCAGGCGTAGAATAATATTCCGCCATAAAACTAGTATCTCGTTGTTCTAAATAGAACTGCTCACCATCAGAATTTGTAAGTTGAACATATCTAATAAATCTTAAATCAGCTGGTATTGTTACATATCTATTGTTAATAATTAAGTTTGATGTTGCATAGAATACACTTTGATCAGTATCAATAGCTCTATGTATTTTTAATTCTGCATTTTTAATAACTCTTTCTAAAACAGAATCAGATAAAACGTTACTACCAACTTCAGTGTAGTTTCTAATATCAGTTCTTAAATTATCTAAAGTGTATGCCATTATCCGTTTACGACTCCTAATGTTACTGGCCCAGCAGATGTATTTGCTCCACCTCCTGATATACCACCTGATGTAGCAGTACTAGCGCTTGTTATATAAAAATAATTTATTGGATCTGTTAAAGGATCTGATGTTGTTGCTCCTGTTACATTTCCTAAAGAATCTATTTGTCCTAAAGCAATTGTAAATCCATTTGAATTATTTAAATCACTAACATTATCAAATGTTGGTATAGTTGCAAATTGTTGTAAATTTTTTAATTCAGCTTGTGCAACTTGATCAGCTCCAGCTGGTCCAGCAGCAGTTACAACAGGTGCGCCTCTAAATCTTACAACAGAACCTGCTGCTCTTTGATGATCTTCGGAAAAAACATTTACATAAGTTGCTCCACCATATTTAACAGATGTAAAAGGATTGTTATTTAAAAGAATTAAACTTGTTTTTGATTCTGGTTGTGGTCTTGGATTATATAAAGCTTGTGGATCAGAGCCAACTGGCTTTGGTTGTAATTGTGGTTGCTTTGCTTCAAACTCTGATATGTGAACTAAAGAACCATTCCATTCTCTTACCATTTCAGAATATGGAAATGCCATTCCTGATCTATCAGAAATTGCTAAAGCGTATTTACCTGATGCATACTTACCCATTATACTCCATCTCCATAAAATGTTTGTGGTGATATGAATGTAGATGTGCCTTGATTATCCGCATCTAATGCTCTTAACAATTCACTTTCATATCTTCTTTCCAACTCTTGACTCATAGCTGGTGAATATTTTTGACTTAAGTAATATGCAAGACCAGACATCATACAAGGATAAAATCTGTTAACTACATCTGATGTGTAATTATAAGATCCCGCGTCTTGAATTTTTGCTAAATAATAAAAACAAAATTGAAAATTATTTGGCGAAGTTGTGCTAGATACACTTGAACTTGGAGTTGTATATAAAAATATACTTGGGTTTAATTTTCGTTCTACATAATATTGTGATGGTGTACCTTTAGCTAATTTATTTGGTGTAGCTGAATAAGCTGATCTGTCTATTTTAGTTAATGCAATATCTGCTGGTGCAGTTGCATCGGAATTATTTCTGTAATAAGCTTCTAATACTGAATCTATATCTTGTGGAAAGTTTGTAGAATCAGATGCAAAATTATATTCTGCTTGACCCTCTACTAATGGAATCTTAGCAAGTTTAACTTTCCATAAATGAACACCTCGATTACCCCATTCTTGAAACATTATGTTTAAAGATCTTCTAGCTGATCTTAATTGATAACCAGTTCTAGTTCCTTGAACTCCTGTTCTTTCAAAAGCCTCTTCAATAATCTCATCTATCTGTGGATTAAATTCTGATTGTTCTGAAGTAGGCGCAATAGTTTGAGCAGCATTACCCATTCCTGAGTGAACAGTGCAGTAATAAAATAATACAGGAGCTCCTGTTCTTTTAACAGGTGCTACAACAATTGTCGTATTTGATCCGGCTTGTCCAGATACTCCTGTAGTAGTTACGCCTGTTGTGTAAGTAGCTGCCGGACTATTATTAGGATTTGTAGAAAATGCAAAAACGTGAGTGCCATTAGTGCTATCAGAAGTGTCAAATATATAAGTGTTGCCTTCTTGTAAATACAAGACAGGAGCTAACTCGCCGTTAATATAATATCTATTACCGGTTCCATATTGGGTTGTTCCCGTTGCTACGGTTACTGTGTAAGTTATAGTAGCCATTTAAACTCCTAACCAAATATTACTGTACAAAATGTAACTGCATCTGCAATTGTAACCTTAATACTTGTTGCACATCTAATACCTGTTCCTGGAAACTGAATGTATTCATTCATACCGGCTCCATTAGTATTATTAGTAGCTCTAACTTTAAATGTTGCTACATCTGTGCTGTCATCTTGTAAAGTAACAGTGCTTTGTGCAAGGTTAGGTTCTTTATTAAGATAAAGACCTACAATTCTACCTGGTCCTGCAAATATAGTGTGTGTTGCAACAGTATGTTTTTGGACCGCTTTTACATCTACTGGATATGTACTCATTAATTATTCTCCTATTAAATTATGTGTGGGCCGAAGCCCACACTAAATTATTTATTAACTGTGGTTGTTAGCTTGAGTATATGTAATTGTTACTCTTGCTTTCCCAGCAGAACTGTTTCCACCAGCGTCGATGTATTTCATTGCTACTCTAACATCGGATGTTCCAATGTTTTTCCAATTTGTACAAAGACCCGTTACTCCTAATGCTACTGGACCTATTGCTGAAACGTCTGCGTTGTCAACATATAAGTCTGAGTTACCTACAATACCAACATCTAAAGTGTCAGCACCACCACCATTAAATGCTACTTCAACGTTAACGTCGATAGCTATGATGTGTGATTTTGCAGGTAAAACAATGTTAGTTGCTAAATCAGTTGTGTCAGTGTTCTTAACCTCTGCAGATTGAGACATTACAACGTGACCAATGTTTTTTACATTATCTCCAACAGTTGTACCAGTTGTGTGTGAAATCGTTCCCGCTTTAATCGGTCCCGAAAATGTAGTTGATGCCATAATTATATCCTCCTAGTTTTCCGAACATAGTCTCTAGGCCGTCGACTATACGCGTCTATGTTCTAATTAATTGTATAGTGTGTCTTTTATACAACACATTTGAATAGAGCGCAAGAGAGCCTATAATGTAAATGAGATTTTTACGATGTAGCTTTTTATTAAGTAGCTACAGAAACTTGTGGTTCAGAGCTTTCTATCTTATTTAGCATATGCTCTTTTTGAGCTTCTGCTATTTTTATATGGCTAATTACTTCTCTGACTTTTCTGTCAATCTTAACCATATTGAGAGTATATTTACCCTCTTTAAGATGCTCCTGCTCCCACTCCAGATCTAGACCCTTCTTCTTGTGATAAAGGTCGTTCAGATGTTGCATCAGTGTCTCCATCTATAACCTCCTCGTAGGTTATTCGTTTTCTTCTTGGATCATTCATTTCTCCAAGATATTCCCATTTTATATCACCTTTTCCCAATTTGTCAATAATGGCATTTTCGATATCTAATGGGCCTTCGTTACAAGTAATTTGTAACTCCATTTTGTATTTATATGCGTATATTTTTACGAGGAAATCTTTCATAATCACACCTTATATATAAAAAAGGGGCCGTTTAAAAGCGGCCCCTTTAAATAATTTATTACGTTGCGTCTGATCCGAAGATACCTCTAGGGTCTGAGAATCCGAATACGTATCTCTCTCTAGCTTTGTATCTTACATTACCAGTGTCAAAGTCACCTTCCATTGAAGTTTTGATAGGTGATCTGTTGAAATGTTTTAGACCATTTGGAACATCTGTCATAATAAAGAATTTCTTCGCATTTGTCAGATAATGGTTGACTGTGTATCCTTGCGGAATCATTCCCATATTTCTGATTGCGTTGATATCGTTATCAGCAGTGCCCACTCTACCAGCAGAATTCATAAGTCTGTCAGCAGTAAATTGTAAAGCAGAAGGAATTACTAATTTCGTTCCTTGTGCTGCAATTTTTAGGCCTCTTTCATCAGTGAAAGCAGCGATGTCAATTAAAGACTGCTCTAATGATGTTTCGTTCAACTCAGCAGCTGTTGACAATTCGTTTGAAAATGTACCAGCTAATGTAGGGTGGTCAGTAGCGCAAAGCTCCTTACCATCTCCACCAGCAAAAGTAGAATCAAACGCGTTGTTTAATACTGCCGCGCCTTTGATGTTCTTAGTAGACGCCATAGATCTTGCTAACGCTTTTGTATATCTAGACGCAAGTCTGTCATACAAGTTATCTTCGATAGCTTCTTCTGTAATAGCGAATGCTAATGCAATCGTTTCGTTAGTGTAACGAGCAGTGAAAGTTTCTTGAGCATCGTCGAAAGTTACACCTTGTCCTTCAGGTTTAACTGCCGCGTTTGAGAAACCTGCTAACATTACTTCCTCTTCGAAAGCTCTGTCTGAAGTTTCTGTCTCAAATATTTCTGACCACTCATCTGCGTAGTTTTTGTACTCTAGTCCGAATAGTGCATTCAGACCAGGCTCTAGTTCTTTAACTAGCTGTGCTCTTGATATTGCCATAGTTATATACTCCTATTCTGATTAGTTGTACTGCGCTGCCGCAGGGTTAATTGTTACAACAACATCACAACCAGCTGCCTGACCATCTTTTTGCTCAGGTGTTCCAGCAATTCTTACCATTGTGAACATATCATTTGCGCCTGCAGCACCTACTTCTAGTAATGCAGTTGACATTCCACTTTTAGCATTTCCTGCTGTAAAGCTTTTAATGTTGTAGTCAAGACCCATAGCCGCTTGTACCGCTGCTGCGCTACCACCGATTGCTGCGTCTGTTCTTACAACATATTCTTGTTGTGGGTTATCGATTACAAATCCAGTAATATTATCTGAACCTGTGTTATAGTCGACGCTAGTTGTTTGACCAGCCGCTACTGAGTTAGCAAAAGTTGGGTTACCGTTTCCATCTATATAGAAGAAACCATTAATAACACCTACTAAGTTAGCATCAGTACCGCCTGCAAAGTTTGTACCGCCGGCTCCGCCATCGTCCGTTAATAGAAAGCTTGCATCTTGCAAGAATCCAACGTTACCTGCATCTTGCAGAGAACCTGGATTACCTTTAAATAACGCAACACCTGGCGCTGTTTGGACTGGGTATTCAGATTGTCCTGACGTTGCTGGAGTATTTCCAACAGTCATTACAGCTCTTAAACCAAATCCGCCTGTGTTTGTGTTTGCCATAGTTTTTTTTCCTTTTTTACTATTAAGTTAAATCGTTGGGTAGGAATCGTTAGAAGACTAACGTTTCTTTGTACCACCGAAGGTTACACGAGTATTCGATTCCTTTTGGAATTTCATACTTGGGTGCTGTTCCTTCAAAAGATCGTTATCAACTGCTTCTTCTTTAGCTTCGTTCTGTTTTTTATAGTACTCGTCTATTTGAAGCGCGATCTCTTCTGGTATCCTTGCCAGCAAAAGGCCTCCCACTCCTATGACTCCAGCGTATCTGCCTTCATCCATCGTTGGAAAATTTTCATCAGGATATTCATCGGCTCTCACCAATTCCCATCCTTCTCTTAATGATGCCGCTACGTTTTTAGTATCTTGTTGACCTAAAACCTCGGCTCTAATCCATTGATGTCTGTATCCAGTTGGCGCTGGTGGTGCATCAAGTGAGTTGGGTGGAGTCCAAACTTTTTTACTTTCAGCTTTCGCTCTAGTCTGACTCGCACGTGAAGTTTTTACTTTTTCGTTTTCCATATGCCTATACTCCTTCCGTGATATTTAATTGTTTCGCATATTCTTCCAGTGGCACACCTAATCTTTTAGCGATTGCTACCTGTGAAGGTGTGAGCTTGACAGTTTTGCGTCCTTTAGTTGAGGCTGAACGTTTAGCCGAAGCTACATTTTGAACCGGTCTGGCTCTTTCTGTAGTAGTGTCCGCTATCTTATCAAATTTGTGGGGAAATTCAACCCTTATTCTTTTGTCAACTTCCTCATAATATTCTTTAGATTTTGGATCAAAACCTTCTTTTTCCACTAGTTGTTTGTGTATATCAAACGCTGTGTAAGTCATAGCTGAATCATTACCAAACCAAGAGTTTTCACTCGCCCAGGCTTCTGCCATAGGGTCTGTTTGAGCTGCTTTTCTTGTTTGTTGAGGTGTTACATTAACCTCTTTTGGTTTAGACTCTTCTGCAACTTTCATTGCGTTTAGTCTTGCAGCATCCATTGTTAAGTTAGCAATTTGCTCTTGAGCTGCAATTTGACCTTCAACGTCTTGAGATTCAATAGCTGTTTTTAATGCTTGCTTTGCAGCAACCATACTATTTTTAACTCTGCTCTCAAACTCTGAAGTGTAAGATTTATCTAGTTTAGATAATCTTCCTTCTAACTCACTCTTTTGTTTGTTTACTGCATCAGCGAAAGCAACGGCTTCTTCTTTTTGCCTTTCTGCTTCTCGCATTTTACGAGTAAGTTTAGCGATACGTTTTTGAACGCCTTCGCTATATTCTTGAACCTCGTCTTTTTCTTTTTTAGAGTCTACTTTAGTTTCTGGTTGTTCAACAACTTCCTCAACTTGTTCGACCTCAATCTTCTCTTCCTTGGGTGCTTCAACTTTTTCTGGTTCACCCTTATTATCTAAATTAATTTCAGTGGATTGTTGATCTGCTTCACCGACGTCAATCAGATTATCTGCTTTGTTAACGTTTTCCGTTGGCATAGTTTCCTTCCTATGTTGTTAAATGTAATGAAGAACTGATTCAGGATCACCTATGGTCCCTAACACTTCATCATCGTTTAGTATTCGCACTTCTCCACCTTCTATTGGTAAACGTGCACCAGCATATCTGGCGAACATTACCCAATCTCCTATTTTGCACCAAGGCTCATTAAATTTATCTTTGTCCTTATATGCAAGATCTCCCATTTTTAAAACATAGCCACAAGTAGTTGCGATTCTAGCTTTGTCTAATTGTTCTTGAGAAAATAAAATTCCACCTTTAGTTTTTTCTTTTGGTGTAAAAGGTAAAACTAAAAGTCTATATCCGACAGGTGTAGGTAATTGATCTACTACATCTTTGATATTGTCAGGATCTAATCTTTTTGCGTGTGGTTCTTTTGGTTCGTTTTTATATTTTTCTTCTAGAGCTAGTCTAGTTTTTGGTATTTCCTTTGATGTCGATAACGTTTCCGTCATTTTGCTCCTTTTCATCTTGTTTTAGCAGGTTAGAGATTTCCTGTGTTACGATTTGATAAGCGTGTGCTTGTCCTAGCATATACTTGTATTTTTCCATACTGTCAACCCCACCAGTAATCATACTGTCTCCGATTTGTTGTAACGTGGCGTTAATTCTTTTCTTAAGCTTTTCTATTATTTCTTCTTCTGATAGCATCTTTACCTTTCCTAAAAATTGCAGCGACTTTGTTTTTACCCATAACCTTGGCACGCTGTTCTCCAACGGTTAAAATTTGAATTTTTCTTGCAAAAGGTTTTTTAACTTTTTTAACTTTTGCAACAGTTTTTCTTGCATCTGTTGGAGTCGCAAACTTAATGCCAACAGTATCTCTTGGATTTTCATCTGTGTATAATCTCCTTCCTGATCCTTTTGGTTTTTTACCTGTTCCTTTTTTGGGGTCACTCATAACTTGAATGCCTGTAGTTCTTTTATTTTTTCTTGAGCATCTACAATCTTTTGTAGTTGTTTATCGATCTCCTCTATATGTTGTGGGTGTTCACCAATCCCAACACTATGATCTAGATAAATTTTTATAGTTGCATCTGCTTCAGAAATCTGTGCGTGATATTTATCTTCTAATGCTTGTAGTATTGCTTGTCTCATCTTTTTCTTCTTCTCCTTAGAATTTTTACTCTAGTCTGCCACAACCAAGAAGTCAACTGGACAGCATAACGTTCTATCCAAGAAAGAATATTATCTAATTTTTCAAAGAATTTATCTAGCACTTCCATCTTCTTCTAGCCTGTCGTAGTCTAGAATTAGGATCTTTTGCTGCTTTAGGAAATTTTTTCATTTGGCCTGCACTTCTTGCGCAGTACGATTTTCGCCTTTTAGCGGCAGCGGACCCCTTCTTAACTTTACCGGTCACGGCTGTTTTTAGTTTTGAACCGGGATTTTTTCTTCTATAGGCAGCGACACCGGCTCGTGTCATACCTGCTCCAGACTTTGTAGGTCTAAAGTTTTTTTTATTTCTGGCAGGCATATTATCTCTTTTTCTCACACTATACCTCCCATACTCATATTTTTTCTTTTTGTAAATGTTTTAACGTTTGTTGGTTTTGGTCCTGTATTACCGGCTGCTCTTTTTCGTTTGACAGCACTCGCCCTTTCGCCTTTTGTCATCCGTGTGGCTTTGGCAAGTGGGACGCATTTTGGATACTTTCGTTTGGCGTCCTTCTTTTGTTTGGAACGACCACACTTTGCGAAAGAACCATCCTTTCGCTTGCTCCCAATATCTACCCATTTCTGTTTGAACCATTTATCAAGACCGTTTTTTGACATTATCTCATTTTTGTTTTTTTACGTCTATTACTCATAACTTTACCACACCCTCTAGCAATAAACCCACCACTCTTATAACCTCTGTCTGGTCTGTTGAGTTCACCCATCAAACCACCTTCAGCTTTTTTACCTCTAAAGTCTTTTCTCTTTACTCCAGAAGGATCTTTAATTTTACCTGCACAAATTTTAGATGCGTAGGCATTTGCATATGCGCTTGGGTACACCTTAAATTTTCTCTTCGCAGCAGCCTTTCCTCGAGGGCATAGTTTAGTCATTATCTTTTTCTCGCTGTTTGTTTTGCACGTTTAAAGTCCGATGATTTAGGTGCACCTTTGGCACCTTTCTTTCGCATCTTACCGCCACGTTTACGTTTAGCGTGAATGTTGGCATATAAACCTTTTCCCGCCATTACTTTTTCTTCTTTACTCGTCCACCTTTTTTCATAAAGCCCATTTTATTTCTAACGGCTTTAGGAAGTTTACGTAGACCTTTCCCTTTTTTTCCTGATGGTACTGGTTTCATTATTTTTTCCTATTAAGTTTTTTTAAAGTCATAGCAAGTCTAGCACGTTGTCCTAGCTTACCTTTTTTCTTCGCAGCGGCTTTTAATTTTGAAGCTGGGATTTTTTCGCCTTTCTTTATTCCTAAAGATTTACGTAAAGCCCCCGGCTTTTTAATTGCCTTCTGTATAAAATCTTTCGCCATAAACTACTTGTTTATTTTGCCAGATTTTTTAGCTTTAGAACCAAACTTACCATAAGACTCATCTCTAGAAGCTTTTAATTGCTTCTTAGTTCTTTTCTTTTTAATTCTCATAGCGATTGACTCATCTTTTCTATCTTTGTAACCTTGTTTCTTTTTCTTAACACGGCCACCTTTTTTCATCATAGGTCCACCCTTCATACCCATATCATCTGGATAATAACCTGACTTCATATCTCTTCTTCTTGTAGACATTCCGCCACCCATTTTTTTTACTCTGCCACCAGATTTCATCTGATTAGCTACTTGTTTGTTGTATCTTCTATTAGGCATTATTTTTTTCCTCCGTTCCTAAAGATTTGTGTACCCTTTATTCCAAAAATGCTCGCCACGACAAGGATCCATAAATTCGTGAACCAGCTCGGAAGCGACTGGAAATACTCAAAGAAGAGTTTTACTTTTTCCATAGCTGCCGGATCGTCACTCATCACCGCCCACATTAAAACAATGATGGGCGCCGAAATAATCACAAGAACGAATTCGTCCTTGTAGTCATTCTGACGAGCTTCTAAAAGTTTTCCCTGGTAAGCTTCTTCACCTCGGGCTTGACGCTCTGCGTGCAATAATTGTGCATCAGACATTGCGACTTTTGCCTTTTGGCGGTTAGCATAAATTTTACCGCCAGCTTGCAAAGCCATCTTTGCTAAACTGAACCAAGCCATACTAGTACCAGGTTGCTTTTACAGGTTTTTTGTCAGGACGCATTCTTTTTGTGCCTCTAACATCAACAACCTGTGATTCCATAGGGTCAGTAGCTTTAATTTCAACGCCACCATTTTGGTATCCGTCCTTATTAAGCCCTAACTCTTTTGTAATTTTAGGTTCTTTAACTTTTTTATCCATAGTTTACTCCTTGAGTTGGTTTATACCTATTTTTTCTTAAAGTTTCTACCGAAATCGTGAATTTTGCTAGCGTCAGACATTTGTTGTTTAGCTAATGACACTCCTGCACGTAAACCAGCCAACTCTTCGTTCTGTTGAAGCTTATCTTCTTGGTTTTCTTGGTTCATCATTGCTTTCATAGTGTCTAAATCTAATCTTGCTTCTTGATTTTCAGATTTTTCTTGGTCTGCTTTAGCTTTTAAGTCTAATTCACGTGATTTTAGTTTTAATAATGGATCACCACCTACTTCAGAACTAATTTTGTCCTCTTCTTTAGCGTAATCAATCATCATTTCAGCAATTAACTTCGCTTTTCTAGATTCTATTTGTGAAGTTATCTGTTGAACACGTTGCATACCTTGCATTGCTTGTGGATTTTGTTGCATCATTATAGGATTTTGCATCATTGGTCCTAGTTGTTGTTGTATCATTTTAATTTCTTGCATTTCTTCTACAAATTCTAACTGAATTTGCTCCTGTGCCATAAATGAAATGTGTTCAAGTATGTTTTTTTGTAATGCCATCATAGCTGCGGGATTATTTTGCACCATAGATATAGACATAAAACTTAAATGCGCATCAATATGTGCTTTGTGATCTTGTCCTGGAAAAGCTTGGAAAGGTTTTCCGTTAATTGCCATAATATTTTCTAATGCAGGGTCCATTGGTTGTGGTGGAGCCGGTGGTGGTAAAATAGAATTTATATTTTTTACTCCCAGCGCATCATACATAGATCTATACGCTTGGTATAAATTATGTATTCGAGGGTTTGATTGCGCCAGTTGTAATTGAGATTGAGCTAAAGATATTCTCTGCGTCTGTGAAAAGATGTTTGGATCTGCCACAGGTAAGATATCAACTCTATCGTCAAAGTCTTGAACCTTAACTTCTTTAGTTGCACCAGGTACATCGTAAGGATAAACAGGTGGTAAGTATGTCTTAAATACTTCTGCTAATAATTTAAATTCTTGTTTTAATCCCACATATAATCTTTTGTGTATTGCAGACATTACACGTGAACCACGCTCTAATAATGCGACTGTAGTTCCAACGGCTGCTTGTTGGTTCATATCACCAACTTGCATATCAGCAATTGCTGCAAATCTTTGTCCTGCTTGAACCACAATACCCATCAATTGTAATAGAGTTGCATCTGGACCTTTGAAAGGTAAAGTCATAAACTGATCTTTAATATTACCACCAGGTGCATCTACATCTCTAAACTCACCAGGTTGTAATGGTTGTGCATCATCTCTAACTCTTATACCTCTAGATTTGAAACCAGCTGGTAGGTTTGCTAAAGTACCGGCATCAAGTAATTGTCTCAACGCTGCGGTTGCAGTTCTAGTTAAACCACCAATCATATGGATTAGTCCAAAACCATAGAAACCTGTGCCAGGTAAAAATTTAAATTGCACAAAGTAATTTATTTTTCTCTTAAGTGGATCTTGAGGATTGTAGTTTCTTCTAATAGATAAAACCTTTTGACCTGCTTGTGCAACAGTTACAACGTAAGGTAATTTAATTCCAGTAGGTTCACCATCACCACCCATATCTTCGTAACCTTCTAAATCTAAATTAGTATGCACTTCATACAAAGTATATTGATCTTCTTGGCCATCTTTAGAAATTCCTTCTAGCTCTAATTTTTTATCTTGTAATTGGTTTTCTATAATAGGTGGTGCACCTAATTCTATGTCTCTATAAAAACCATTAACTTGTTGTTTCTTTAATTCGTTTTCAGAAATTTTTACAACGTGTATGACTGACTCCGCATCTTCTAAACTATTTGCAGAGTACGGAACAATTAAATCATCCGCCGGTACAAATTTAGAAACCGCCCTACCTAAAAGAGAGTCATAATAAACTTTCTTAAAGGTAGATCCGGATAGAGGGAGGTAGAAAAGCATTTGATCAAACTCTGGTTCATACTCTTTCATTTGATCCATAATTTGATAATTCATAAAATCTTTGACACGTTTAGCCTGTTCTTCTTTTTTTACATCGGCCGTGCCCATAATTTGAGTTCTTACTGGTCCGTCTGCCGGTAATAACTCTTTATAAGCTTGCGCTTGAAATTGCGTAACAGCTTCAGCAAGGACCGGGTGATTGACACCACTCGCGCCTCTAAAGGGTTCAGTTCGTCTTTCATATTTAAATCCTAATAGTTCGAGTCCATTTCGATAGGTATCTTCCCAGTCACCACGGGACTCTTTGTATTCGTTGTACTGGTCTACCATTTTAGAACCTAAAGGTTCTAAAACTTGTTCTCCTAAAAAATCTGCTAAGTTTTCAAAATGATCTTCACCACTTTCTGGTATTATAGCTCTTGGGTCAAATGCAATCTCTGCACCACCCTCTTCATCCATAGTAACTTCTACATTACCTTGTTGATTTTTCTTTTCAATAATCTCGTCTCGTTCTTGAATTAATTCTTCTTGCTTTGGAACTTCAACTACTGTTTCTGAAACGTTTGGAACTGGTTTATCTATTGCCATTGATTAGCTTTCCTCTTTGTTGAACATTTTATATATGAATCCCTCTTGATTCTTGTATTTCGTATATTGATCATATGCAGTCATAGCCGTACTCAATGCAAGTCCCGGTAAACCCACAAACCTACTTATACCCCTAATTGTACCAGGATTCAATCCTAATCTCAATGCTGTATTCACCTTCCCTGCTTTATCAATACCTGCTGCTCTTGAGAGTGGAGACATTGTAGCTAATCCCAACCAGTTTAATGGATTACTAACAATCTCACTTGTGGTTTTATCTTGTTTAATTTGTTCGTTAATAAAATACGTATCGAGTAAAGCTGTCGGTAATGGAGCTCCGACTGCAGCTAAAGTTTTACCTACAGTTTTTAAAACGCTCTTATTTGGTTTTGGTAATTTTGCTGGCTCTCCAACTTTAACTTCCATTGGATTGTCGACCGCGTATTGTTTAATCTCGGCTTGCGGTGCAACGCTATCACCTTTGTTTACATTTACAAAAGCACCTTTAATGTTATCATATTTTAATTTTTCCACTACTGCTCCTGCTCTTGCCATAGCTGTTTGTGGTATATTTATTTTTTCTTTTCCTACAAACTTTTTAGGCAAAATAACTTCACCACCAAGATTTGGCCCTCTTCTTCTTTCTGCCACTTTTCTACCTATATTAACCATTTTTTCTGGAACGTCTACTGATTTAACATTACCGGTTAAAGTTCCCTGACGTTGCGCGTAGTATCTTGCATCTGCAGGATTATCAAAAAAGAATCTGCCTTTTAAAGACTCATCATACATACCAGGCTCACCTTTAAAAGATTTGTATAATTCAGTTTTTCTGGCAGGCTCTTCACCTCGATATAAACGAATAAGTTTTTGTGAGTCTTCTTTTAAATCTTTTAATGGTCCTTTGGTTGCGGTAATTGCATTGTTTAACTTAAGTGCAGCTCTTTCAGGATCTGCTTTTATTATTGCTTCGCATTTACCAATAGGTCCACCCAAGGCTTTTGATACTATAGTTCTACAACCACCTGGAATTGATTTTACTTTTTCAACAAATGAATCTACGACTGTTCCTCGTTTTAAACCTAATCCAGTTTCTAACATTTTAGTGTCTCCGGTAAATCCGCTTAATCCTATTTTATCATCTACCAAATCTGGTAAAGTAGATTTAGCGTATTCTATAAATTTACCTGTAGCACTAGCAGGTTGTTTATATCCTATACCTTTTGTTTTGAAAGTTCCGGTTGGAACTTCTGGTTGTAATGTAATTTTTAATTCTTTTGCTTTTTCAATTATTTTTTTTACTTTTGAATTATTAGGGTCAGGATTTTTTTCTATAAATTTTTCAGCCATATCTTTAAATCCACCCGATCTATTATAAGGTCCTAAAATAGGATTTCTATTGTAAGGAAAATCTTTCATAGCTCCCGCTTTACGAACATCTCTTTGATGTTCTATTTCAAACAATCCTCTTTTATCTAATTCATAAATAGTAGGTTTAGATTTAATAATATTTCCGTCACCATCAACTGTTACTGATAATTTATCAATTAATTTTTTATTATTTAAAACAAGATTAGGATTAGCTTTAATCTTATCATTAAGTTGTCTAGTAATTAATGATTGTTCAAAGTTTAATAATCTTTCATTAGCAGATAGTTTAGCTTTGTCAGAAAGTTTAGCTACTCTTCGCCCTCTTCTACGTTCTGCTTTTTTAGCCATCTCTCTTTGTTTTCTTTCTGGATCTGCTTCTATAGCAGCTTTCATTTTAATTCTTTTTCTTCTAGATATATTTTTATTAAACTTAGAATCAAAACCCTCGATGGTTTTTTTAGCTTCAGCTTTTGCTCTTAATTGTTGTGGGGACATCCCAGTCCCAACGTTTGGTTTTACATATTTAGGTATGTAATCAGGATCATTAGCCATACCTTTATAATCTTCAAGATATTGTTCAAAAGTTATTGTATCAATTTTTCCTGAAGAAATTCTTTTTCTTAATCTTGTTCTTTGATCAATAGTCAAATCCTCCATATCTTTACCATAGAAAAGATTTGATATTTTTTGTTCTTCCGATGTAACCGGTCTAATGAGAGCCACTATCGCCTCCTAGGCTTGAACCTTGTAGCGAGGCCACCGTCTCTATAATCCGTTCTTCCTCTACCAGTTCTATTACTTACGGGACCGCCGGTTGTTGCAGAGGTACCAAACCCTGTGCCAAAATCATAAGATTGTTGACCATCAGCACCTCTTCCATAATTCGTTGCTCCGTATTGTGCTGCTCTTTCTTGTTCTCGTCTAATTTTTTCTTTCATTTCTCTTTCTAATCTAGCTTTTTCAATCGCATTGTTTTGTATCTCTTGTTGTTTTGCAGATCTTTGTTTTATAAAATTGGAAACCATTCCAATGGGTGAAAATTGTTTATACAAGTCAAATAAACCAGTAGCTGCATCTTTTAAACCCCCAATTATTCCTGGTCCTGTTCCTTGATAATCTGATGTACCTAATAAATCATTTCTATTAAATGTTGGTCCTGGAGGTGGGCCATCACCGCCATCACCACCTGTTTGTAGTTTTTGATTAATAATTCCTTGATCAGGTGTATCAGGTTTTGTACCACCAGGTGTATACAATCCACGCTCCGCTAATGCATTTGCAATTTCTTGATCACTAAAGCCATACGCGCTCATAGAATTGTAAACCGATAATGCTTGGCCTGTTAATGGATCACCACCCATAAACAATCCGACTCGACCGCCGTCTGCTAATCTATTTTCAGGTCTTGTTTGAAATTCTATTTTAAATAACTCATCAAGAGTTTCGTTACCTTTTAATTTAACATTTAAAATATCTTCTGCTCTTTCATAATCAATAACTCTTTTACCACCAACTTTTTTAGTAAATCTTTCTAATAAATTTGCAGCTTTTAAAATCTCTGGTGTTTCTTCATACAAACCTAATTCTTGTGTTCTTAAAATTTTTTTTAATTGATCTTCAGGAATATTTTCCATCTCTGAAATTTTTATTGGTCCTTTCATTTCAGAGTATGTTGATAATGGAATATCGTCTCTACTTCTAAAGCCTACTTTTTCCATAGCTTTAGTTTCTATGATGTCATCTATTTTATCTTTACCACCTTTAAAAAAACTTCCTATACCTTTTAGAAAACCACCGGATACCATTTTAGTTCTTGGTTCTTTATCAGTGAACAAAACTTCTATACCAATCGATCCGCCGTCCGCTTTGTAATCTACACCACCCATTCGATCAATGTATTGTGTTAACGTTTCGCCCGGCTCTACTAAAATTCCGTTTTCGTAATCGTCTATAAGTTGTGCATAACTGTTGTCAGCCATTAGTAGTATTCCTTTTCAATTCGCGGTAATGGGTCTTCTTTGTAATCATCAGGTAAGCTTACAAAACCTCCCTGTCTAAAACGCATTAACGCCTGTGTTGTACTGTCCACCAAATCGTCGTGATCTCCGTACGGAAATGATGCACATTCTTCTATAACCTCATCCGCGAACTCTTCGTCGGGCGCCCAAATCATTCCGGACTCGAACATCGGAGCGACGCTATTGACCCTAGAAAATTTGTCCTGTCCTTTACTAGGAGTGAAATTTATAACAGGTATTCCAATCTTTCTCAACTCATAAGTTAAGGGTTGGCCAGATGCTTTTGCTTCTATGATAACGGTATCAGGTTTCCAATATTTGTATTGTTCTAACGCTTCTTTACGTAATTCAGGAAACTCTAATCGTTCTTTGTGTGCATCTAATAATATTAAATGAGCAGCAGAGTCTTCGTTTGGATAAAAAACTCCCCAGGTTGTAATGGCAGAATAATCCGCTGTTTCCTTTTTACTAAAGGCTGTGTCATAACTTTGTATAATATGTTGTAGAGGTGGTATGGATGACTTCTCCCAAACGTTCCACCATTCACGTTTAATAATACTACCTTCTTCTGCCGTTGGATTCTGCATCCATTGTGCATTCCATTTGCCCGCGGTCAGCGAAGCTTTAACACCTTCTAACTCTGACTTCTTCCAATACTGAGGCCAGATCGGTTTACCTGATGGCATAATCGCTGGGAACTCTACAATCTCCCATTTATCTGCTTTAATATTTTTTTGTGATGCTAATAGTTTAGAAGTTAAATCTTTTACACTCCATCGTGTCATAACCACAACGATTGCTCCGCCGGGTTGCAAACGTTGACGTGGACCTGATGTATACCATTCGTAAGCACGTTCCAGCGCTTCGGGATTCATTGCATCTTGCTCCGAGTGTGGGTCATCAATAATCAATAAGTCCGCACCACGGCCCGTGATTGCAGAGCCAACACCGGCTGCATAATATTCACCGCCCTGTTCTGTTTCCCATTTACCCGCGGCTTGTGAATCTTCTCTTAACTTTGTGCCGAAGATGTTTTGGTATTCGGGGCTATCAATTAATGTTTTAGCTTTACGACCGAATCGTATAGCGAGCTCCGTGGTGTGTGTTGTTTGGATTATTTTTAAATTTGGTTTACGGCCCACCATCCACGCAGGAAGTAAGAAGGAACTAAATTCACTCTTCGTGTGCCGCGGTGGCATATTAATAATTAATCTTTTAATTTTACCTTTTGCAATCTTATCAAACTTATCTGCAATTTCTTTGTGATGTCTACCTTCAATAAACTCTGGCCACATCTCTTTAACGAATGCCATAAAACTATTATTAATTTTATGTATCTTTTCTTTTTTCTCGAATGTTCTTTTAAGCAGATGTAGGTGTTGTAGCTCTTCGTATGTTAAATGTTCCGTGAAGTCGGCTCTAAAACAACGTAGGATTTCTTCCGGTAAACCGTTCATAAAAAATTTTTGCAGAATTTTTTGGGATTCTGTTTTCCTCTCGTTTCAAATTTATCACAGATTTAAGACTAAAACAAACTGTATAGGTGTATATGTTGGGACCCCTATCTGTTTTGGGGTGGGTGGGCCCATTGTTCGCGAGCTTATATCGGTTTTGGCTGGGACCCCTCGGGTGGGTGGGCCCATAGTTCACGAGCACACAAACCCATTTTGGTCAGTGTTGCATATTTACAATATTGACAAGGTTTAATTCATATTAGTTAAACCTCGTTTGGTTATCGATTGACTGTTCGTGCTTTCTTTTTTCACTGGCCTTCTTTGCAATCTTAACAGCCAACGCCCCGTGTTTATCTAAAAAAGATTTAGCACATAAAGTTCTATAATCTTTTATAAGTTTATCTATATAAGTCATTTATTATCCTTTCTATGTATGGGATTTTATATTAAATCCCATACATTGTCAACCCTTTATTGTTTAAAGTTTGGAAGTGCCTGTAAATCTTGGTTCCACCTTAAACCAATCTTTTGAGATACCTTATCAAGTGCGATTGCAAGTGCATCAGGCGTTCCACTTTCCATAACAACATCTTTAGCTTTTTGTTTAAGCTCTTTAAGTTGTTTTAGTTTAGCGCCTTCAGGTCTCTTCTCAATCTCACGTTGTGCAAGATCAGACGCCCACTCTCGCAGTTGATCTTGACAATCAGACAGAGTTATTTCACGTATGCTTCTATTATATTCTCTAAAATTATAATTAAGCTCCGCGTCTTTTGGTTTTTTCTTATTAAAAAAAGTTAGTGCGGTTGCTTGCGCCTCTGCTAACTTTTTTTCTGCCTCGGCAAACTTACTGATAATTGTATCTGCGCCAATCTTTTTAGATAGCTTTGATACAGCTTTGTCAGTTGCTTCAGTCTTAAATTGTTTGACCAATAATTCTTGATCTTTAATCATTGGTTCAAACTGCCTATCAACCTTCTCTTTAAAATGCTCTAGTTGATACTTGGTCATTGTTTTACTCATTTGTTATCCTTTCTTTTATTATGGGATTTTATAACACAATAGAAATATAAGTCAATCTTTATTTTTATTTATTTTAGGGGAGGGTGGGCCCACGGCCCACAAGCATAGGTTGAATAAAAATTAATTATTTATTTGACAAGATATGGGATATTATGCTATTAATAATTTAAGAAAGGATAAATATGGAAAATATAATAACAAAAGAAAAAATAGAACAGCTAGAAAGGTTTAAGGGCCTTATTCAAATAATGGATAAGATGTCAAACAATATGCAATTACTAGCTAATAGAATAGTTACACTAGAGCAGGAAGTGAAGAGGTTAAAAGATGAGTAATCCTCAAATTGATAGCTTTGAAATAGGTTTATTCGAGCAATACCTCGAGGACCTAGAAACAAAATATTTTCAGGGTGTCATTACGTGGGGTCCTGATAAAGGTGAGCCATACTATTCCAAGACACAAAGTGAAATGGAAACAGAGGCAGAAAAAAAAGTAAAAGAATTTATGGATCGCAATTCATAAAAGATCTTGCGCCCTTCGGGGCGCCTGATCCCTGGACAGAGCAACGTCAGACTAGGGCTAGCCTAAGTCGTATGAGCACGCAAGTCTCGACAACGTTGGTTTCGAACCTTAATGGTCTGTCCTGGGATCAGCTTACTACCGTACACCGGTCCGGACGACGAGAAGGAAGACTCCGGACTGCTGGTCTAATTTATCCTTGAACCGGTGCGCGGGCGCAAGCCCGCGAGCGGGGGGGGGAGG